ATAGTCATTGCTAAGAATACTAGTTCTCCTTCTTGTTGTTCTATAAGTGCTAACTGGTCTTCCCAGTTGTCAGGGTTTACTACTATCCATGTTGGATTTTGTAAATCTATCTGACGCGGCATCACCGGTTGAATGATTTTTCTTTCTATTGGTTTTGCTACTACTTCTATTTGTTTAGTCGGAATCAGACTGCAACTGCAAGCCATTGTCAAGACCATCAACGGTACCGCTAAGGTCTTCGATTGATTCCATAATGTGTTTTGTGCCATTGTTTATTTTCCTTTGCATTTCTACTGGGTCAGCAATAATCTTCGCTGCCAGTTCATAATTTTGTATAAACTGATTATATCTATTCAGTTCTAGTTGAGCCTTCTGGCTCTTGGCAGTCATCTCTTGTAGTTGTCCTGCCTGTAAGACAAAGTCTGCTTCCATAGTTTCAATAGCTTCTTGTTGTGTCGCTATTGCAGTTTCTAGTAGTAGGTTATTTGCTTTTAGTGTTCCGTTCTCTTGGTATATTACATAGCTTCCCATTCCTAGAATTACTATTATACCTATTAGTACTTGGTTCATATTTGTGTTATCCTATAATTGAGTCCTTCAGCACCACTAATTTCCACAAAATCACCTTCTTCTGTATAAAAAGATATGTATTTTGGGTTCTTCTTAATGAACTTCTTGACTATAAACTCTTGGTCATCTGAGTCTCCCCATGTAGAATTATAACTTACTTTTAAAGTGTAGTAAGTTATAAACCAACTTTTGAACCAAAACCAGAATCTGGCGATAGAGTGAAAGATTTTCTTTAGTCTTTCAGACACCTTCCCACTCTTTTCCTTCCCATAGCAATGCTTCAGCTTCACGCCTACGAATAAGCCCTTCGAGGACTTTACCACCTGCTTTGTTCCATCTTTTGATTTGTGCTGGTACACCGTTCATGTCGCTTAGATTTACTACTTTCAGTAGAGTTGAAGCTCTGAGGTTGCCTGCACCTAGGTTGAATACCCAAGAAACTAGGGCATCAAATTGATTTTGATTCAATGGAACCATGACTAGACTATTGATATAGCCTTCGTACTCTTCCATTTCGTGTTGAAGCATGGACTCTGCTTCTGACTGAGTTATTGTTTGTCCTTCGTATACATCTTTGATATGACCATATCCTATAGTCCATACACCTGCTGCACACTTGTAAGCTGTTAACTCACAGCCTTCAAATTTTTTGATAAGGGATAAACCCTCGTTTGAAATCTTCATATTGTAAAACTTTCTCCGCACCCACACTCTGCCGTAGCAGAAGGGGTTGTAATTAAGAACATCTCCTGTAATCCATCCTCTGTATAATCAATGTTTATATCCTCTACAAAAGATAATGTCATAGGGTCGACTGCTATTTTGTTATAAAATATATCGTCTCCTGCACTAGGATTGTCCTCGTATTTTAATTCCCATTCCCAACCGCCACAGCCGCCGGGTTTCATCAGTAACCTCACGCCCCACACTTGGTGCGAGGCGATTCGGTCGTTTATTTTTTCTAAAGCATTAGAACTTACAGTAATCATAAGCCTCCCTCTAATCGTCTTCGGCTTGTAATTTATAAATTCCATACTTGACACTCCATACTTTAGACGAGAGGCATCATAGCGAGTATTGTTGCTGAAACTATACCTAACAGGCATAGTGTTTCTGCTACTTCGCAAAATGTTCCCTCGTTGCAAATACTTTGTCTTAGTTTAAGAACTATTGTTCTCATGTTATTCTCCTAGAGGATATCTAATATCTTCCTTTCTGAATTCGGAGTTCTAGACAAAGCGATTGTCAATAAGCCATTTGCTTTTTCGACACTGTCTACTTTTAAATCTGCGTTAAGTATAAACTTACGCTCAAAAGATTTAAGACTGAGTCCTTGATGTACGAACTGCTCGTTCTCACCAAGTTTTCTTTCCTTATTTCCCTTAACTAGTAGTGTTTCATTCTCATGAACCACCTCTAATTCTTTTTTACCCCAGCCAGGCACTGCAACCTCTATTCGATAGTTCCCTTCCTGTCTGTTTTCGACTATGTTATATCTTGGATATGATGTATCCGTGTTGTTCACAAGCCACTGGTTATCCATACCAAGCCAAAATTTACTAATATCAATCGTCATATAATTCTCCTAATATCACTTTCGTTAATACTTGCCAACCCTTTCGGAATTGACCCAAATGTAAGCAGACCTATTCTGCCTACTTCTATTATTATATCAAAAGTGACACCTAAAGTCAAGAATTATTTTCGGGAGTGTCCTCGAATTCTAACAATCCCTCTTGCTCTAGGTAGTCAATTGTCTTTTCAATTCCTTCTTTCTTGCCCAAAGCCCAGCTAGTATAGCCACAGCCCACTAGTATTACTAGGAACAATAATTCTGTCTCCGTCATATTTATA